CGATCCCGGTGCCAGCCGTCAGACCAGCCAGCGAGTAACCACTGCCATTGCCAATAAGCAGCTGACCGTTGGTGGCGGACGTCGCCAGCCCCGTGCCGCCGTTGGCTACCGGCAGCGTGCCGGAGACGTGCGTCGTGAGCGCTACTTTGCCCCAGTTTGGCGCCACGCCCACACCGCCCGAGATCAGCGCGTTGCCTGTGGCTACATCCGCCAGTTTTGACAGCGCCGTGGTGGTGGAGGCATAGAGCAGATCACCCACCGCATAACTGGATTGCCCAGTGCCGCCGGAGGTGACCGGCAGGGCGGCGGTCAGGCTTAACGACGCCAGTGACGCCGCATCCCCTGATTGATACTTGTCAGTATTGAGGTTGGTAAAGTTCGAATCGACTTCGGCGAAGGTAAGCGCCGAGCCCTTACCTGCCCGAGTGACGATTGTCGACATTAGCCCACCTGAATAATGGCTGAACCTGCGGTAGCAGCAGGGAAGTTAATCGTAAAGGCGCCGCTCGTAGAAGTCTTGTCCGCGCCAAAATCCAACACAGCAATCGCTTTGTTTGACGTGGTGCTGTTGTAGATCAACGCGCCACGCGCCGTAATGGAGGAAGTTGTCCAAAACGTGGTGCTGAATGTGCAGATGCCGGTTGTGCCATCAAGAGAAATAGTCGCACCAGTAAGCGTATTGCCCCCCGCCGTATATCCCGTACCAACGACTTCATTTGATGTGGTGTATGCCGTTGTTGATGCGCCAAGAGTCGCCGCACTGGTATAGAGCGCGATTTTGATTACGTCAGTGTCCAAATCCTGCACGCCACCAAGCATGTCAGTTTTGAATGAGGACACCATGCACTGTGTAATTGCCATATCAGCCTACCTTTTCGCGGAATTGCCCAGAACGATAAGCATCCTGACGCAGTTTGCCATCGCCCAAATTCTTTAAAAGCCCAAGTGCTTGTACATATAGAGTCTGATAAAGCACTACCATATCCTGTTCGCCCTTCATAAACCGAATAGCTTCAAGGAGTGCGCCATTCAACAGTGCGGAGTCAAACTCATCACCGAGCCATGTCGTGCCCGCCGTCACAATAGACTCTGGGTAGTAGCCATAGTGCAACTCTGTGGAATATGATGCACCTGGCGTTGGGCCAAGGATAAACGCGCTGTTATCAAAATATGCGTAATGCTTTGGGAATCCCGTTGCGGTTGGCGTGGGGTATGCCTCTCGCATGAAGTTCACGTCTTTGTTCAACAAGAAGTGATACGCCCCATCCGCATCAATCGCCGCCAACGAGTAGGCGTACAAAAAGTCGGCTGGAACTGCCAAATACTTGTTATTGATGGACATGGTGCCCGTCACGTTTTTACGCAGCGCAGGGATTTGAACAGAGTTATAAATCTTCTGTTCGGCCTGCTCCGTAAACATGGCGAGTTGATCCGCTGTGAACGTATTCTCACAAATGTCCTGGATATTTGCACACAGCGACGCGTAATCCATATTTACCTCAAGCCATTGGGCCGCGAGCCATCACGCCCTTGATTGCCGCACCTGTTCCGCGAATCTTGATGCCGGATGTTTTCACTTCATCATTGCTGGTAAGCGAAACACCGTCCATCGGAGTCCAGTCTTTCTTCTTGTTGAATGGAAGTTTTTTTCCTGCTTCAACATTGGCGATCTTTTTGCCTTGCATGGTATGTGGCTCCGCATAAACGTGGGCTGGGCCCACTTCTTTGCCTTTGAACTTCTGGCTGTAGGCAGGCATGTCAGGCACCCTTCTTGTAGGTGAAAGACGACTTCTTCTGGTTGGCCACTTTAGCCAGGCCACGTCCAAGCCGTTTCATTTGCAGGCTGGTCTTGCCGCCCTTGGCAAAACCCTTGGCGTGCATCGTCTTCTCGTGTGCTTTGACTGCCTTGACTGCTTCTGTCTTTGCCACTTTCTTCATTTCCATAATCTTCTCCTAGACCGTCACTTGTCCAACTTGCCCTGTCGCGTGCAGACTATTTGGCGTAAGGCCCGCTGCATTCAACCTGGCTCCGCCCACTGGCGACCAACCCCATTGTATAACCCGACTGCCCTCGCCAACTGAACCATCGCCGGTAACGCCTGATTGCGTATAGGTATTGTCCGGGCGCGGATTCCTGAGCGCCTGCGGGTCTTCCACCGGATACATGCCCAACTGCAACTGCGGCTGGTCGGGATCCCAGCACTCCGGACAAACAAGAATGTTGATCTGCTTGGTCTTTATAACCAATGGCTTTAGCTGCTTGAGTTTGTACCGTTGGCCACAACGATCACACTCAGAAATTGCATATTTGCCAGATGCAAATCTGTTTGCCATTTAGAATGCGCCGCCAATAAATGACTGCCTTGGTACAAATCGAATTGGCGCTTTCTCTCTGTCCTCGCCCGCCGCCAGTTCAAACTGCTTTTCATATTCGGCTTGGAGCATGGGAACGCGCTCCATCAATTCCGGCGTTTTGAGGGCAATGTAATAGGACAGGCCGGCAATCAGCACCGGCAGGAAGCGGAAATTCACATCCTGCGTTTCCACCCCGTTGCCTGCGTCCTGCATACGTCTCATGCGCCAATACACTAGCGTGTAGTACGGGTTCGCAAGCGTGCCGCGATCTGGCGTAGGCCAAACCGACACCTGCGGGGCATCACGAAGCCGCTGCACCCAAAGCTGAATAGGCCGGCCCTGGGTTAATTTATTGGGAATGCTTGAGTACGTGGAAACGCTGATGCGCGTGATTGTCAGATCCGCCTGCGTGTTCGTCACGCCCGGATTTGTACGAATCACATGGTCAAGAAGATCAACCGTATCTGCCGGCAGCGTGTAAGTGTTCGTGCCCTGCTCAAGCGCCACCGTGCCGCTGTCAATCGTCCACATATTGATGCCACGATTGGCCAACTCGATGGTCATCATGTTCATGCAGAAGCGAGCCAAGCGAAGATCAAAGCCCGAACGCATCTCACGGCCAGCCTGCGCCCACGACATCTCAGCGATTTCAGTAAAGTCTGGATTGAACGCAGTTGTGCCGGATGTGGTCATGCCTGCCTCTTTGCCGTCTTAGCCGATTGCAGAAATGCCGTAGCAGTAGGCGCACCTTCTGTGCCTGGCTTACGCATCTTTTCACCCGAGCCAGATGCAATGCGCTCACGTTTGCGGTGGATGTTCTCGTATAGGCCAACATTGCCACCCTGTTCGTACATCGTCACATCCTGCGGATGATCCTTACGAACAATCTTCTTTGCCTTGGGCATCTTGCTCTTGCTGATTGCCCCCATCCCACGGCTTGCTATCAAAGCACACCTCCACTACACAATCTTGCACTTTGTTTTGCCGCGCTTGGCGATGCCATCTCCACGTGCAGAAGCAGAACCAACCTTGCCGCCCTTAGCAAAATTCTGGCCCATCATGCGACGTGTTGTTGGCGCGGTTTCTGCTGCACGCTGCTCCGCTCGATCCATGCGCTGATATTCCATTTCGCGCTTGATCTGCTCCATCTTCTCAGCAGATGGCATATCCGATGCACGAGCACCTTCTTCTCGCATATATTTCTTTTGCTTCATTTCGCCAGTTTCAATCGCCATTGGCGCGGGCTTCATGTAGTTAGGCATCTCAGCACTTCCCGCCTTTGACCATCTTGACCATCTTGCCTTGGGTTTTGCCCTTGATCTCTACGCCGCCGCCTTTGGCGTAGCACGCGCCGCCTTTTTTCATTCCTTTGGCTTCTGCCATTTCATGCTTAACCATCGCTTTAGGAGCGCCTTTGGTTTTCATGAACGCCATTTCTTTCTTAACCATTGCTTTAGATTCTTTAGCCATTTCGCCACCCTCTTTGAATTGACGGCCTTTGTCAGCCGCAGAGAAATCTTTACCTACTGATACAGGAACGCCGACCTTCTTGGCAAACTTGGGGCTATGGGCCACGGCACGCATGAAGTCGGCTTGTTTCTTTGAGCTACTCGGCACTTCGGTTCCCCTTTTTGCCCAACCATCCTTGAACAGTATCCGTCTCGTAGATGCGAATCACTGTCCACACGATTGTGAATACCGCTGCGATAGCAGGCAACATGTCTACCAAGGTTCCGACAACGGTAACGATTGATAAGGCATCCACAGTATGCTTTACAGTCTCGCTTGTAGCTTCGATCATTTACAGCCCCACCGTTTAAGACTAGCAGCCTTGCGAGTCGGCCGCCCTTTTTCATCCGTCATCGAACCGGGCATCCCACTCATTCGGGCACAAAACGATTTCTTACGGCCAGCATCAGCCTTGGTCTTAGGGCTCGGCGCAGGCGCTTTCAGGTTTGACCCTGTAGCCGCGTTGTACCGCGCACGGCCCTTGGCAGTAAGGCCAGCTCCCTGAGATACAGGAAGCTTTTCTCCTCGCCCTACCGCCAATGACACAGCCTTCTTAGCCATAAAACACTGTAACTTTTGCGTTGGACAGCGTGGCGTAAGCACTGACCTCAAACAACACGCCTTGGGCGGGGATCAGCACGTTAAATACCTGCCCCGCCGCTGGAGTATTGATTGTCAGTACCGTAGTACCCCCAGACCCGCCATCTTTCAGGATGACGCTGCCCACAGAAGCGCCCGGCTCAATCACCATCCCCCGCACTCGGGTTCGGGCGTCAGTCACCGCTCCGGACGCTGCCAAAGACAGCGCCTTAACGTCAGTTTGCATCCCCATGATGCGCTCCTAATTAAGCGCTAACAGGGTTAGCAGTGCCATCCGACGCACGCTGCGCGTAGACCACGGTAACAATGAAGCGACCCGCTGTCAGAGTGGCAGTAGCCGTGACGTTCCGAATCCACACGGTTGTGTCCGCTGTGGTGGAGGTCTGCCATGCCAACTGAGTAGCGGCTGTCGTGGTGCCTGTGAAGCGACCACCAGCAGTCGTAGCGACAGCAGCGGAGAGTTGTGCGCCACCGGAGGCATTGCCCACCGACACCGTGGTTGTGCCAGCAGTCGAAGCGACCACTTGGTCAATCAGGATGTTGAGGATTTGTGCGCCTTGCGGCAGGGTGATACCCGAGTTGACGTCGACAGTACCAACAACAGTACCTGTCAGATCGCCTGTGTCGTAGGCTTGCGTCAGTACAATCAAACCAGTATTGCGGCCAGCGCCTTCGCGCACGGTGCCGGAACGGATCGGGCCGCTGAAAGTTGAATACGTCATATTGTCCTCACATGCGAGTTCGGTAAGGGCGTCTGCATGAAGTCAGCCGGGGCTGTCGCACTTACCGGGGTTTCCCGGATACACCTTTTTATCCTTGATAAGCAATACTGTCAAGGAAATTCCCTGCCCTGATTCATCTGTGAGATTGTGTTTTGAATCATCGGTTGCAATACTTGGTTGCCGAAATGTCCGGTGAATTCTGTTGCACCAAAATGCCCGAGATTGATTTCAGGATCAATGTAGATTTTGAAGCCGTGACTGCTGGCCCGATCACAAAAGAGGTAATCCTCTCCCATATATCCGGCTTCTGTGACTGCAAAATCAAAAATTGCGTAGTGATGCTTCTTTTCTACATCCACCCAATACTTCCACTCGGGGTGTGCGTCTCGCAGCGTTTCAAGAACATGGCGACGGATATACATAAATCCCGTTCCAATTCGGTTCAGCCGCAGCAAACCGTCCTCTGTAAGCTCTACACCGCCGTGCTCGTTGTAATAAATATCAGCAAAGAACATCTGATCTTTTGCTCGTCTCGGATATGCCCCAGCAACAATATCTTTATCGGTGCCAAGCGCCATAATCCGGAGCACGTCCTCTTGGGTGAAGTTGATGTCCGAATCAACAAACAGCATCTCGGTGCAATCGGATTCCAGGAATTGATTGACCAGCGAATTCCTAGCTCGGGTGATGATCGAGCAGCTTGACAGGTGAGCCAGGTGAATCTCGAATCCATGTCGCGCTGCCGATAAGGCCAGTTTAGGTAGCTGAAAGGCCGCAGAGATGTTGATCTTCCCGTCATACGCCGGAATCGCAATCATCAGTTTCCGGCCAGCCAGGGTGATTTTCTTCTCGGTCATTGTCATTCCTTGTTGATGATGGTGAGTGGTTATTATCAGGTGAATTGGGTGGGGTCAATAATCTTGTTCGACTTCTGCAAATTTTCAGCCTGGGTGATGACGCGCAGATTCCATGGAACGTGCAGACCGCATACCTCTTCGCTGAGAAGCGGAATGATGTGATCCACTACATATCGCTCACCAGTGGATTTGGTTAGCTGCATTGCGATGAGATATAACTTTCTCATTGCCAGCTTTTGCTCCGGCGTCACCCAAGGCGGGGTTGCCTCACGATGGCGACGTTTGCGGACGCTGTTAAGCGCCCTGTACATCTCTGGGTTATTGGCTTTATGGTTGTTTCGATACTGCATCTTCTGGTGGCTAGGTCGCGCGCTTGCCCGTGCCTTGACCATCTCTCGGTTCTTTTCGTAATACCGCTTACCTGCCGCCTTTGCTGCCTCCGATTTCGGCTTTAGCTTCCGTTTCTCGTTGTCAATTACCCAGTCCTCTTTCACGCACTCTACGCACGAGCCTTTAGTCTTGCGCGGTGCAACATGCCCTCGAACACATGGCTCTCCAGTGAAGTAGTGTTTGGCCCCAGTCGCCTTTGCTTCGGCGCGGCTCTTGGGAAGATTTGCGGTGTCCATATCGCCTCATGTGATTACGATACTGGGAATGATACACCACCGCTTTCGGAAGTCAAGGACGTAAAAAAACCCGCCTTTTTAGGGGCGGGCTTCCAAGCTAAGTGCTTGATTTTACTATCAGGACGAACCGGGCGAACCAAAGATGCCAAGCGGATCCGAGGCGCCGAAAGAATAACGCTCGCGGGCTTTATATCTTACGTTCCCTGTATCGAAATCACCGTCCATTCCAGTCTGCATCGAAGTGCGGACGAAATGTTTCAGGCCGTTCGGCACATCCGTCTTGAGGAACCAAGCGTTTGTGTCGGTGAGCCAGTGGTTGATGGCGAAGCCTTCGGGGATCGAGCCGTTGTTCTTCAGCGCGTTGATATCGTTGTCGGTGGTGCTGACGCGGAGCTCAGTTTGCAGGAGACGTGTGGCAACGAACTGAAGCGACGGGGGCACAATCAGCTTGCGGGGCTTGGCAGCGATCAGCAGGCCACGCTCGTCAGTCCAGCCGGCGATCTGAATGACAGCGGCTTCAAGCGAAGTCTCATTCAGGTCGGTGCCGATGGTCGGACGGTTGCTGTTGACGCCACCGGCGATCAGCGGGTGAGCGGTGCTGCACAGGGGCACGCCATCGCCATAGGTCACGGTGGTGTTGAACGCTTGGTTCAGCACGTAAGCGGCCTTGACTTGCTTGGTGTAAGCCATCGCACGGGCCAGAGCCTTGGTGTAGCGGGAGCCCAGGCTGTCGTACAGATTGTCTTCGATTGCCTCTTCGGTAATCGAGAAACCCATTGCGATAGTTTCGTGGTTGTAGCGAGCTGTCCAGGCTTCCTGTGCGTTGTCGTAAGACAGCGCGGAACCTTCGGGCTTCACCGGAGCGGCGGTGAAACCAGACAGCTTCACTTCTTCTTCAAAACTACGCTCGGAGGATTCCACGTCGTAGATTTCTTTATGCTCTTCGTTGTAACGAGCATATTCAAGGCCGAACAAAGCGTTCAGGCCTGGGAGCAGTTGCTTTAGCTGCTGTGCGCGGGAAATAGCCATGAATTAGCTCCTTAGACGCCAGTTGTAGAGTTGTACTGGTGCGTGTTGATCTTCACCACGAGTTCCACAAATGCGTCTGCACCTGTAGCTGTCTCGGGCACCACGTCAATCACGCGAACCGGCAGCGTGTTGGTTGTGGATGTGCTGGTGGACAGCACGGCCACATACGAATCGCCTGTAGTTGTAGAGCCAGCGGTCTGTACCAGCGCCATGTTGGAGCCCACTACGGCGCGGCCAACAGTGGCGATGGTTGTGCCGGAGGAGACAACGGCAACCTTGAAGGCGGCCATCGGATCATCCACCACATAACCCAGAGCCACGTTTGTCGATGTGCTCAAACCAGCGGGATAGAACTGGCCTTGAACCTTTTGGCCAGAGCTATTTACATACTGAGCGCCAACGAGCACGCCCACGGGGGCTGCGTTGTTGGTGCCGGTGTCGGCAACCAGGAAACCTGTGCCATCCACCTTCACGGTGTCGCCAAAAAAGATTGCTGTGGCATAGCCAGAAGCAATAGGAATCAGTCGGGTTTGACCCGCATAAGCCATGCCGTCAATACGATTGACAGGCGCCAAGCCATACGGAACTGAAACGGTCGGATAAGCCATATTTCGCTCCTAAATTTATCGTTTACCGAAGGTCGTGGTTGTATCTCTGTTCTTGAACAGAGGCATCCTCGGATCGCCTTCGCGCATGAAGTTACTGTCCACAGCTCGCAACGCTGCTTCGGTTTTCTGGTTGTAATGCTCGGTACGCTGTTGCATGAACTCGGCGGGAATCTTGCACGCCAACAAACCACCGATCTCAATACTGTCCGGAATACGGGATTTGCCCGTATCGAACAGCGTGACTTCGGGGTGTTCTGATGCCTTTACCGGCTCCCAACCCTCACCAAAGCTAGTGGCAATGTTCTTTGGATCGTCCAAACCAAGAATTGAGACACGAACCCATTTGAACTCATAGCCTGGCTCGGGATTCAGATCCGGCAATTGCCCTTGCGGACGCCATGCCTTCGGTCGCTCGGCCAGACTTCGTTGTTCCAATTCACGCGGTGTTCTAACTTGCTTGTCCATTAAACATTCCCTCTATTAAGTTTCGCAACCTCTTGGGCATAGGCTTCGGGTGTGATGCCTAGCTTACGGGCGAGATTCACCTGTGTTTGAGTCAGCACGATCTTTCTTGACGCGGTGCTTCTCGTTGCAGGTGCGACTACTTGTGATTTCTTCGGAGGGGGCGCATCCGAATCGAATTTCTCGGGGAATCGCTCGCGCATTTCCGAGTCAATCCGCCGATAGTATTCTTCGCTGGCAGGATTTATATGCTCTGCCGTTGTTAATTCATCGTGGAGGGAAAGAGCATAAGCAGTCATTCGACGATCTTGCCCAAACCACTCATTGCTATCACGCCACCTGTCTGCCTTTGCATCAGGCCGGACTTGAGGCGCTTCTGACTGAGGTTGTAGCTTAGGTTCATCTTCCTGTAAAGGGGGTAACTTGAAGTTAGCCACACGTTCAGCCTTGATCTTGGCTGATGTAAGACTTTCCTGTGCAGATGTCAAAGCATCGGAGTCGCCCATGTCGTAGGCTTTCTTAAACTCCTCTTTGGCTTTTTCAAGCTCAAACACCGTAGTGCGCTTTGCCTGCTCAAGCAGAGCCTCTTGATTCTGCGATACGGTTGCCTTGAGCTTCTTGTTCTCTTCCACGATGGATTGAGCAAGTTTCAGTGCTTCTTCGCGCTCTCTAAGGGCTGATTCTTTGGCGCGGCGCTCTTCGTGATAACCCTTGGTAAAGTGCTTGATCCGCTTCTGCACACCCTCGTTATACGAAGAGATTTCGTCCTCGGTAAACTCCTTCGGCGGCTCCTCCATCGGCTTACGGCCGCGATCAGCTTCGGGCGTGTCGTCAATGATCTCAAGTTCCGCTTGTTCGGAGTTTTCGGACATCTGCGATTCTTCGTCTTCAATCTCAAATTCAAGTTTATTTGCCATGATTAAGCCCTTTTAATGCCGCGAGGATCTTCAACAACAGCCTCAACTGAATCATCGTTGATAATTCGGAATTCGTTGCCGTGAATCTTCACGCGAGTTCCAGTGTTGGGGCGAACCAGCACAAAATCACCTTCCTTGCACGATGGCCCACTTGGAAATCTCGTCTTATCGCTATAGGCATCCGGGCCAACTTTCACCACAAACAAAACTGGCGACAATATCTCTTCAAATTGCATGACTTGGGCCGACTTGACGATACCGCTTTCGTATTGCCCTTCAACTTCCGGCAGCGCACAAAGCAAGTGATACGTCACCGGGTCAGGCAACTGCTTTGCCTTCTTTTCCGCAGTATCCGGCAGCACCGATTCTGTTTGACCATCACTGATAATCAACTCACTCATCATCCATATCCCTTTTATTACGCACGAGGTCTTCGATTTCTTGCTGTGCGAACGTAAGACCTCGGATCGTGCCGCACATATACCGGAATTCAGCGAAGTCTTTCGGCCCGCCGTCTGCCAGTGATTCCATGAGTTGTTTTCGCCGCCCTTCAATCTTGGCGGTCAGTAGCATCAATACTTTGTCGTCCAATTACTGCCCCTGAATGTTGGTAATACGATCTACAAAGTCACGTACCTGCTCGTCTTTTTGCTGCTGTGCATCAAGTGCAATGCGAAGACGATCTGCCTCTGCCTGGTTGTTGATTCTTTGCTGCTCCAGAGAGAGTCTTGCCTGTGCGAGACCTGCATCTGCGG